GAGATCGACTGATTCACATAGTATTCTTTTTAAGGTATTTAAAGGTTTTATAATGACTCTATCTTGTTTTTACAAAGAAAAAATGTTATATTTAATGAGGTAATTAATATTATTACAAATAAACAAAAATATAGAAAAAAATAAAATGTGTTTATCATATATAGGAGGTAAGAGTAGGATTGGAAAGTGGATTGTCCCTTTCTATGATAAAAATATGGAAACATACGTTGAGCCATTTGGAGGAATGTTTTGGTGCTTCTTTAATATGGACTTGAAGGAGTTCCCCAACCTAAAGAAAGTTGTTTATAATGACTTTAATCCATTAAACCATAATCTATTTAAATGCATTCAAAATCCGGCAGAGTTGTTAAGTGAGATTAATTCAATTGAATGTCAAAAATTTGGAGAAGAAATTACACCGCCAATATATAAAGAACAATTTATTAGGTTTCAGGCTGAAATATTTGGTGAAAATTTCAGCGTAGAACCTGGTAATTATGAAGTTGCCGCAAAATACGTATATATTCTTACACAAGTATTCAGCGGGTCTAAACCTGAAACCTCATCATTTATTGATTTAAAAGGTAAGTATAAATCAAAGTATTTGACATTTAGAGATAAGTTGTCTAAACCTGATTGGGTTGAACATTTTTTAAAAATTACCCATGTTGAGAATATGGATTTTGCACATTTGATTAATGCATATGACTCACCAACAACATATTTTTATGTGGATCCACCATATTGGAAAACTGAAAATTATTACTCAAATCACGATTTTGATAGAAATGACCACGAAAGACTTGCTAACACATTAAAAGGAATCAAAGGTAAATTCAGTTTATCTTATTATGATTTTGACCTTTTAAATGAATGGTTTCCCAAAAATGAATATACTTGGGAGAAGAAAGAATTTGCAAAAGCAGCCGCAGCAAAAAAAGGGGCAAAACAAAATATGGGGGAAGAATTATTAATTATGAACTACTAAAGAATATTTTTCTTATATTTGTGATATTTATTAATAAAACATACAAAAATGGCAATTAAGTTTACAAACATTTTAAGAGATCTTATCATTGAAAGTTCAAGATTTCAAGTATTATTTGACAAATACGTAAAACCTAATAAAGAAACAAGAAAGGCTATAATGCCATTCCCTATCCTATTTGAAATTATCGCAGCTGACCCAACATCAAGAATACCTGATGGTATGACTGCAGAGACAGCAAAACCTGAAGATATGGAGAAAGTAAAAATTGGAAAGTATGTCCAATGGATGCTTAAAAATTATGCAACACCTAATATTGACTTAGAAAGTGGTATTACCGACCCTAATAGTCCGGCAGTGAAACAGGCAATTAAACAATATCAAGATTTGTTCTTGGAGGACATTTATAAAATCACTCAGGACTTAATGAAGTTTGAAAGATTTAAAAACAGATTACCACAAGAGGCTAGAGATATTAATAAATTAACTCCTGAGACTCTATATGATCAAGTTAAAGATTTCTCATTAGAAAAAACTAAAGCAACTAAGGATGAAAAGGTTGAAGCATCAAGAACATACCAACATCCAGGAGCTGACATTGTTTATCGTGGTTCTGAGTGGACAGTTGCTCGTATTTCAGACCAAGGACAATTAGGTAAAAACGCCGCTTGTTTCTATGGTGGACAACATAAAGAACCACAAAGAGGTGAAACAAGATGGTGTACATCATCTCCAGGTTTAACTTGGTTTGATAGATACATTAAAGATGGTCCTTTATATGTTGTTATCCCTAACTCACCACGTAAATTTACGGGTAGCATGGATATTGGTGAAGAATCTGGACTTCCAGCATACAGAATCCAATTCCACTTCCCATCTAATCAGTTTATGACACCTGACGATAGAAATATTGACTTGGTTGAGTTCTTGAATCAACAGGAAACAGGACTTAAAGAATACTTTAAACCTGAATTTATGAAAGGTTTGGCATCTAAAGGTGGAACTAAAGTGTCTGTTAATTACCCTGGTGATTCGGCATCTAAATTCATTGCTCTTTATGGTTTTGAAGAATTCTTTGAAACATTACCTGAAAATATTGAAAGACTTGAATTTACTAAAAAAGGTGGTCCTGACATTGCACTTAACATTCCTAATAGTATTGGTAAATTTAAAAACTTAACCGCTTTACACCTTGTTGGATGTGTTAAAAATTTACCAGAATCTATTTGTCAACTTGAAAAACTACAGTTCCTTTCTTTACCTGATAACCCTCAGTTGGAGATGTTACCAAGTTGTTTAGCGAATCTTAAAAGATTAACTGTTATCAACTTGAAAAATAGTAATTCAAGTAGTGTGATTCCTGATTCATTGAAACAAAAAATGGATTCAGACGACGCATTCCACTTATTTGCTTAAAAAGTTTTTTATATCAAAAATATTTAGTATTTTTGTTTAAATTAAAAAGTATTGGATATGAGTGTTGACATTGAAATTTATATGACACAATTTAAGGGGTTCTTTGATAAGAACCCCGAACAATTAAAAATGTTAATAGGGGAAATTAACCCCGAAAAATTTTTTAGTGGCGTTAGGTCTATTGTTGCAGAAAACTCAGAAAAAGAAGATTCACCACTTGAACCAACGAGAAAACAAATTTTAACACTGATCGTAAACCTTAATGGTGAAACAAAAGAAAGTGTAGAAAAAAGATTAATCCCATTTATGAAACATCATATGGGATCCATTTGTTTGAATTAGTAACCCTATAATATTATTTTTATGTCTGAAATGACGACATTATTTAAAAAAGAAGTTCGTAAATACACAACTGAAGTTTTTCAAAATTTTAATGAATTGGCACCCAAAACCCCAATTGACAACGATCCTTTTGATTTTGGCGTTAATCCTGGTATACGACCAAGTCCACAAGGTTCTTTTAAACCAAAATTTGTATCAGAAGACGAGACTGTTTTTTTAGAAAACTACGCAAATCCCCTTTCATCATTAACTATGTTGAGAAAGACATTAGTTATAGAAGAAAACGAAAATAAAATTGCTCTTAAATGTTATAACTACAGGAACCACAGAGATGTTGCAAAAAAGTATTTTATAGTTAGACGAGATATTACTTATCTAACATTCAACATTAAAAGAAAAACTTTTTATTCAGGAATACTTAGACTTAAAAAACGAGCTAAAATCGGTTCAAAAATGTCTATGAATAAAACGGATTTATATTCAATGGATGTGTATAACCAAATATTTTATTTTATGTCGTATTTAAATAATGAATATGATAGTTATAATCTTACCAATGAGGTAATTAATTTGTTTTTAAATAGAGTTTCTGAAATAATAGATATAAAATTTGATAAAGAGGATTTAACACCAAGAGACAAGTTTTATCAATTATACCTTAAAATTTCTGGTATTAAGTATCCTGACGCATTTTCAAAGTTTGTAACATATTATACCCCTAAAAAGGAAATTAGAGAACATGGTAATAATTTAGTTACTTGGTTTATGAAAAAAAATGGATTTAAGGGAACTAAAATACGAGAACTTTTAAATAAGTATAATAATGTGGATATAAACGGACTAACCTCGTTTTATAAACTATTAGGACAAAATTTATTTAATACAATTAATAGCGAATGTTTTTTAACTGAAAGTAAACTTGGGTCAGAATATTACGGAATGTGGTCTCAGATACCGGAAATGTTAGGTAAAAAAGAATTGTATAATATTTGTAAAATATTAAATACAACAAAATCAGAAACCTTATTAAACTCTTTAGGTGATCATATTCATTATAAAGAGTCTTTAAAAAAATATGGAGAATTTGTTAAAATTACGGCAACTAACTATGATGATTACGTAAAAGAACATTCTGAATGGTCATCACTTATACAATCATATCGTACTGGTCTTGTTACAAGATTTTATGGAGATGATGAGTATTTAATTGAAAAACCAATCAACCATAATGGTGAAACGTATTATCCTGTATTATTAAAGACAACCGAGCAATACGAAGGAGAATCAATGGTTCAAAGCAACTGCGTTAGAACTTATAGTGAGAAACCTTACTGTTTTATTGTGTCTTTAAGAAAAGGAAATGCGGATAGTGATGTGAGAGCAAGTATTGAGTTCCGATATATGAATGACGGACTTAAAGTTGTTCAAAAGTTAGGTAAATACAATAAACACTTATCTGAAGAATGGTTATCCCCAATTAATGAATTGGAGGGATTTGCAAACTATCTTTATAGTAAAGGTGTGATTAAATTACCTGAGATGACTAAAAAATTTCCTAATGGTAAAGTAATTAAACAAAATGCAGTATTTGAAAATAAAAAGGATATAAAGTACATGTTACCAATTTGGAATAATGACGAACCTAAAAACTATTTACTAGATTATATTGCTGATTATGATTTATTTGAAGATTTACCATAATTATGGAAGAAAATAATATACCTGAACACGTTGTTAATCAATTTTTGAATAAAAATTCAAGTTACCCTAACATTGTAAGAACAAGAAATATAACATTAGATGGTATAAATGTGTTAATTGAAAAAAATAATTTAGAGTGGACCAATTCAATTTACGATAAAGGATATATCTATATAGAGGGATTAGTTGTTTGGGGAAAATCCAAAACGTTTTTATACTTTAAAAAAAATGAAAATGAATTCACATATAAAATACACATCTTAACTGAAGATATTTCAAAAATAGATATGTTATTAATTGGATTAAATAAATATTATACAATAGATAAAATATGAAAGTAATTGTTTTATATACAATGGAAGGGTGCCCATTTTGTGGGATGATAAAAGAAATTTTAGATAATGAAAATTATAGTTACCTTGAAAGAGATATTCATGAGCATTCAGAAGAGTATGACGAATTTTCAAAAACAACGGATAATGATTTTATACCTGCATTTATGTTATTAACTTTAGATGAAAAAGATAATGCACATAACGTTAAATTATGTGCACCTGACAGAGACTTTGAAGATATTTTTCAGGGAGTTGACATCATTAGAGATTACTTTTTAGACTAAAATAAATTCTGATACTTTATTTAATTTTGAATACGGGTTGTTTTCTGAATCCAAAATAGTGGATTCAAAATTGTACCCATTTAAATTAAATTCTTTAATTATATCATTAACATTAATTGGAAACACATCCAAGATTAAAGACTCCAACCACTCAGATTTAACCATATTTTTATCACTACTAATTTTTATTTCACAGTTAAGATTATCAATTTCCGATAATTTAGATTTAGAAAAAATATTAATAGATACTTCATTACTTAAACCTAAATGAAACAGGTGTTCAGAGATAAATTTAGAAAGGACTTTATATGATTTTTCTGAATTAACATTCAAACCATATGTTGGATCGGAAAAATATGTCTCAGAAGAAAAATCAGATTTAATTACATCAAAACTTGGAAATTCAGATAATAAAACATTTTTAACTTTAGAAATATCCTCTTTATCACAATCAAATAATATAATTGAATGTAGTTCATCTACTTTAATGTTAAAATAAAGACCATCTTTTGAATTTTGATTTACAATTTTTTGATAAAACTTATTTCTGTCGTTTTTAATATAGGTACTCGTAAAGTTTAATGACTCATCTTCAAAAGACGTATTATATAAGATAACGTCTATAATTTTTAATAGTTTAGAAGATTCGGGTTTTAAGGACTCTAATTTTTTGGATATTACATCTGTTAAATTTAAAACCGTATCTGAGTCGGTCTTACCCCTAACTATAAAAAAATTCCTAACGTTAATAACTGATATTTCTACCATAACGTTAGGATTATTCTCTTTTAATTTTTCAACAATGGTATTCGCAAAAAGGTTACAAAGATTGTTACCATCAAGATGATTATAAATTTCAATTTGATTCATATTTAAAACTTTAATATTTTATTTTAATCAAGTTTAGTTAAAAAAAATATTAGGTTAAATATTATAAATCAAAAATTACTTCTTATTGTAATATTTTTCAACAATCTTTGTTACAGCTTGTTTTACTGTTTCATTGTTTTGTTGTTGTTGTGTTTGAACTGGTTGTTGTACCTGTTCATTGTTTTGTTTTTTACACCCACAAGACATAATAATTTAGTTTTAATTGTTTATTATCTCAAACTTATGACCATATAAGGTCTTTCTTATTGATCCGTTATTTAGTTTTCCGTTATTTATTTTTTTACCTCTTAATGCTGATGATATTTTTTGTCTAACGTGTTTAGGTTGTCCAGAAGAAAACCCATTAGAAATTAAATAGTTCGCACCCTCAACTAGAGACTCAAATATAAATATCTCACCAGTTTGAATATTTGTAAATGAAAATTTAGAAAAGTTGTTATTTTTAATTAAATTATATTTTGATAACGATATTTTAACCTCAAGATTGTATGTGTTTCTTCTAAATTCATTCACCATAGCCAAATTATAACCATAATTTAAATCATTAGATTTATATTGTAATATGTAAAAATTTTCTCGGTCTATTAATTGATTTTTGTTACACCCCTCAATTATTTCAAAACCAAAGAATTCTTCACCGTATTTATTAAACGAATTTTGTAAATATTGGTTATCGTGAGAGTTAGAGGACAACATCCAAAAATGTTTGTATTTACGATTTTGTAAATTTAGAGAACTACCAATGTAAGTTTTACCATTAATTTTATTAAAAATTTTATAAATACCACATCCCATAATTATAAATATCTTTGATAATGACAATTTGTAAATAGAAAGTATTTATAACTATATGAATTTAAAAAACATAATTAGACGGGTTTTAAAAGAACAAGATGAAGAATGGGTTAATATTGACCCTGAATATTATATTGATCTTTTAAAGTATGTTAATGGTGATGGTGCACTCATTAAGAGATTTCCACAATATAGAGGTAAAAAAATTAGAATTACCGGTGACTTAGACTTAAATGGTTATAAAGACATATCAAATATTGATAGCATTGATTATGTTGATGGTGGTTTAAGTTTTGATAGTACAAATATATCTTATTTTGATAAAAATAAAGTTAAGGGTAGATTTAGTTATTGGTACAGTACAATGCACAGTATTGAAAAAAAGAGAATTTTAAACCAAAAGTTAGCCACTCTTGATGGGTACAGACAAGAGGGTGAATGGGACGTTAATAACAATGATGAAGAATCAAATGAAACTGAAGCTCTCTTTATGCATTTAAATGAAAATGGTAATGTAAGTAAATATGAAAACGACGAAGGGGAAGAAGTAGAAGAAGATAAATATTTTATTTGGAAAACTAAGTACACATCCTATGGAAATTCATCAATGTTTGAATGGTTAGGAGATGATATGTTTGAAAGTGAATGGATTGTAATTCCTGATGATAAAATTCATTACGCAGCAACTGAAGCATTAAAACAACGAATAGATGAGATGGGTTATGACTCGTTTAATGATTATGTTTGGGAAAATAATTTAGACACTAAAGAAGTTGAGTCTTGGTTATATGAAAATTACGAAGATTATATAAGAAGCCAACCTGAAGATTGGGATATAACAAAAGAACTTTCATCACAACAAGAAAAGTATGTTGAAATTTATGAACAAAAAATAGAAAGGTTAAATTCTAGATTAGAAACCGAAGAATTAACAGACGAAGAAACTGAAGAAATTGAAGACGAAATATCAAATATTGAAGATATTGTTGAAGAAATAAAAGAAAACCCTGAAGGTGAATATAGTGAGGACGAAATTGAAGATAGAATACAATCACTTGTCGATGATTATTCTAATGATTTCCCAAGTTATTTAAGAGATCACGGATATGATGCTAAATATCTTTTAGAATTTGTTGATATTGATGGTGTTTGTGAAGACATCATAAGTAATGATGGTTATGGTAATATTTTAAACGGGTACGATGGAAATGACGATGAATATAAGGTAAATGATAAGTGGTATCACGTAATGAGACATAATTAATATGAAACATATAATCAAAAAAATATTAAAAGAAGAAAGTCTTAAACAAACTTTAAAACAACAAGTTAAAGAATTTGGTTGGAAAGGTACCGCGGAATTGGTTAATGGATCCGAAAACTTATTGGAATTGATACACATAAATAACCCAATGGATTTTCTTAATCTTTATAACGATCTTGACGTTTTTGATAGTGAAAAATTTATTTTATTTGGACGTAGAGAAAATGAAGAACTGATAACTTACTATAAAACACATAAAGATGTTTACATTGATTATAATCAAATATGGTCAGTTTTAGAAGAAGGTTTTGGGCTTAGCTATGATGAAACTCAGTCACTTATAGAAACGTGGTTGGGTGACATATACAATTTAAGGGGAATCAAAGTCTATGAAAATGCAGAATAGAAGTTCAAATGGTTGGGTGACGTATACAATTTAAAAAGAAATATAATTTACACTATGTTATAATTTATTATTATTTAGTGATGAAAACAGATTGGTTATTTCAAGAACCCATAGATTTAGAGCACAAACAGTACGTACTTTTGGATTATCTACAAAAATTAGATAAAAATCTAAATAATTTAAAATTATACCCCCAATTCCAAGAGATATCCTTACATCTTGCAAGTATCAATTTATTAATTGAAAAAGGACAATATCTTACTTTAGGGAGACAATTAAAGGATCCTGATGATGAAATACTTATTTCAGATTTAATTCCCGTTAATTGTCCATTACTTACAGAACAGGAAATATTAGAAGTATATAACGTCTGTAAATATTCAACCGAAAACTTAAAAGATTACTTTAATCACGCAAAAGCCATTTGGGACATTGTAAATGATACTGTATCTATTGAAGTAGTACAAAACCCAAAAAACATTGAACCAAAACAAGGCCTTTTCTTTTTAGACTATAAAGAAAAAACATATCTATATGAGTTTATTATAAAACCAATTAAAAAAGATAGTCCTGAAACCAAATGTCACATTAAAAAAATATGTGAATGTCCAAAAGGAGATTTTAACGAAAAATTAAAGGAGGTAAAAAAATCATTAATCAAAGATATACAGGATGAAAAAATACACGGTAATTTAATCGTGTTTACTGTTAATCATAACAATAACTATCCACTTAGAGAAACATTACTACCAATAGTCAAAAGAAAGATTATGAATTATATGATACAGTCAAAAATTATTAGACATAAGAATTTGACAGGTAAGATTTAATTTATTATTATTTAAATAAAATTATGGAAACAATTGAATTGTCAGTTATTAAAAAAATGGTAAAAGAAAATCCTAATGATATGGAGTTAGGTAAAAAAATTAGACAAATGATTTTAGAAATTAAAAATCAAAAATATGGGATTCAACAAGAGGATACTCAAAAAGGATAATATTATTAATAATATTGATAGGTTACCGATTTACCTATCGGCAGATGCAATCATTACAAGCGATGACTTCTCAAGGGAAGTTTATAAAATGTATTGTGATGGAAAAACAGAGGATGAAATCATAAAATATATAAACAAAAATAAATGAAAATCAAATTAGAATACGTTTGGTTGGATGGATATACGCCAGAACCAAACTTAAGAAGTAAAGTAAAAATTGTAGAATACAATGATATTAAAAATGCGTTTTTGGATGGTAAATTTCCTGAATGGAACTTTGACGGGTCATCAACAAAACAAGCAGAAACAGGTAGTTCAGATTGTATTTTAAAACCTGTTAAACACTACATAACGGATGGGTTACTAAATACGATTTATATCCTTTGTGAAGTTATGAACCCAGATGGTACACCACACAAATCAAATTACCGTTCACAATTAGGTGATGAACAAGAAGATTTGTGGTTTGGATTTGAACAAGAATACTTTATTCAAAAAGGGATCGGTGAAGGAGTTTTAGGTCACGACAGAAAGTATTTGGACCCACAAGGTAAGTATTACTGTGGTGTAGGACAAAACGTTGTTGGAAGGGACTTTGTTGAAAGACATACTAATATGTGTTTAAATTATGGGATTGATATTACTGGAACAAATGCTGAGGTTGCGCTTGGACAATGGGAGTATCAGGTTTTTTCAAAAGGTAAACTAAATGCTGGAGATGACCTATGGATGTCACGATACTTCCTATACAAACTTTCTGAAGAATATGGTTACGCAATTACAATCCACCCAAAACCACTACAATATGGAGAATGGAACGGTTCAGGACTTCATACAAACTTCTCAAATGATTATATGAGAAATGTTGGTGGAGAAGAGTATTTTAAATCATTATTTGCAAGTTTTAACGCAAGACATACTGAACATATTAAACATTATGGTTCACATAATGAATTAAGATTGACAGGTAATTTTGAAACACAATCAATTGATAAATTTAGTTGGGGGGTTTCAGATAGAGGAGCATCAATTAGAGTACCACAACAAACAGCAAAAGATTGGAAAGGTTATGTTGAAGATAGAAGACCTGGTTCAAACGCGGACCCATATAAAATTATCTACCAAATTGAAAAGTCAATTAATAATGCTGAAACAATTGGTGATATTAAACATATGATGAATTTTAAAATTGATATTGATAAATTGGATGGTAAGTATGAAGGGATTTTAAGTAATGATGAATTACTTAAAGAATATAAAAACGATGAGGACTATGAACTTGATGTTGAAACAATGGAAGGGTCTAATATACCAACAGAAGACATTAACTTCAATCCACAACTACAATCAGAATTAATATCAGAATTAAGAAATAAATTGCAAAATAGCAAAATACCTAAAGCTCTTAAAAACGCAATGTTATATGGAAAATAATAACAATATAAAAATGATAGAATTTCAACAATTTGAACCACTTAAATCAAATAGATGGTTAATAAGAACGGAAGGATTAGAAATCAACCCTTTTTTATTTAGAAAATATAAAATATTTAATGATGGAAAAGAAATCATATTTACCACAGAATTTATTGAAACGGTAAATAACACATATAACCCAAAAGATTTATTAAATATTGTTGGTATTACCATTGAGTATTTGGATCCAACAGGGGTTGCGGTTCAGAAACTTAAATTTGATGTTAAGGGGTTGAACTTTAAAATTAAACAATCATATAGTAAAGATACTTTACAAACTACAAAACTTAGATTTGTTGTTAATTCAGATACATTAACTTTAATGAATAAATAATATGGAAAAAGAACAAGTAAACCACCCCCAACATTAAAAAGTTTTGTTGTATGTGGTAAAAATCGTAGTATGGGGATATTTATATATAAACCCATACTATGAAAAAACTTGAATTAAAAATTGGTGATAAATATCATTATTGGACTATATTAGAATTATCTGACTTTGAAAGTAAAAAAGGTGAAAGATATTATAAATGTAAGTGTGATTGTGGAACAATAAAGGATGTTAGAGCTCATCACTTGAAAAATGAAAAATCAAAATCTTGTGGTTGTTTTGTTAAAGAAACAATGTCAAAAATAAAAAGAATTGATATTGAAGGTCAAAAATTTGGTAAATTAACCCCTATAAAAAGAGTTCACCATAATAATAGTAAACATTTAAATAATTGGTTATGTAAGTGTGATTGTGGTAACGAAGTAATTGCGTCTACGGGTGCGTTAAGAAGAAATAAACATTTATCTTGTGGGTGTATAAGGAAAGGTGAGGAAAGCCACAATTGGAAAGGGGGGAAAATTACAACACCATCAGGGTATGTTAAAAAATATGCACCTGAACACCCAAAAAATATAATTGGTTATGTTTTGGAACATAGATTAATTATGGAAGAGATGGTTGGAAGATATTTAGAACCAAATGAGGAAGTTCACCATAAAAATGGTATTAGAAATGATAATTCTAAAGAAAACCTTGAATTATGGGTTAAATCCCAACCACCAGGACAAAGAGTTGACGATATGGTTGATTTTTGTTATAATTTCTTAAAGAAATATAAACCTGAAATATTAAAATAGTAAAATGTCAGAAGAAAAAGAAATGGTTAATCATCCCGACCATTACCAATTTGGTGAAAATAATGAATATGAGGCAATCAAAGTAATTGATGCTTGGGAATTGGGATTCTCACTTGGTAATACTGTTAAGTACATCTCAAGAGCTGGAAAAAAAGAAAAAGATAAAGAATTACAGGACCTTAAAAAGGCGTTATGGTATTTACAACACCATATTGAAACATTAGAGAAAAAATGATAGAAACAGGAAAAATAATAAATGGTGATTGTATTGAGGTAATGAAAAGTTTACCTGAAGGGGAAATAGATCTTCTTGTTTCATCACCCCCATACAATGTGGGTATTAATTATGACGCACATATAGATACATTAGACATGGATGTTTATTGGGAATGGACTAAAGAGTGGTTATCCGAAGCTTACAGAATTTTGAAGGACGATGGTAGAGTTGCTATAAACATCCCTTACGAAACCAATGTACGTGAACGAGGTGGTAGAGTGTTTTTTGTATCTGAATTTTATCAAATTATGAAACAAGTTGGGTTTAAATTTTTTGGTATTGTGGATTTGGAGGAACAATCACCTCATCGTAGTAAGACAACTGCGTGGGGATCTTGGATGAGTCCGTCAAGTCCATATATTTATAACCCAAAAGAGTGTGTAATACTTGCATACAAAAAATACCACATTAAAAAGGTTAAAGGGGAACCTCAGTGGAAAGGAACACCAACTGAAATTATTCAGGAGGATGGAACCATAAAAAAGAAAGTAGTATATGAGGAAGAAGATAAGAAAGAGTTTATGGAACTTGTTTTTGGTCAGTGGAATTACTTTGCAGATACTAAATCACTCACCAAGGCAACGTTCTCAATGGACATCCCAACTAAAGCGATCAAGATATTGTCCTACAAAAACGATGTAATTCTTGACCCGTTTGCGGGTAGCGGAACAACATTAGTTGCTGCTGAGATACTTGGAAGAAGATGGTTAGGTATTGAACTATCACCAAATTATACGGAGGTGGCTAAAACAAGGGTTGAATATTTTAAAAACCTACAAACAGTATCAGAGGAAATCTAAGAGTAATCTTGGATTTTTTGTTTTTAATGGTATTTATATATTATGAAAAAAAATGTTATTAAAAATGTCAACTTAATACTTGAAGAAAGATATTTAAAACAAAAATCAATTATTATTGAAAGTTTAGAACCACCTAAAAGTGAAGACGAATATATATCAATAATTAAAAATAATGGATTCACACAAGTAAGTTCAAAGGACCCGAACACTGTTTGGAAATATGAAAATAGTAAAACACAAGTTTTTACATATAAAACAAAAGACGGTAAATTATATGTAAGTCAAAGAGGGTTTTATAACCCAAAAACTGATTTACATATTCCCACAACTACTACATCTTTTAAAATACCTGTAACTACTGAATATCAAAAATATTGGGATAGGGCCGTTAATGACTACATACAAAGTAAAAACATTTATGACCCGTCTTGGTCATTAGAAAATATTAATGACCAAATAAAAAAAATTGAAGATAATCTTAAAATAACTAACGATAAGGATATTGTTACAGTTGGTGGGGTTTTTATCAGAAATATTAAATCAGTTGAAGAAAATATTAATAAATGGTTGATTGATCCTGATAAACAGATGGCAAAAAATAACCTAAACCAGTTAAAGGGATTGGCAAAAGAAAAAGGATTATCCGTATGAAATATATAATTAAAGAATCAGGAATTAGAGATATAAATCAAATAAAAAAAAGATATCCTAAAGCTAAAATTTACTTTCACCAAGATTTAGATGGAGTAACAACAGCCCTTGGTATGAAACATTATTTAGAGCAAAACGGGATTAAAGTTGTTGATGCTGAGACTATACAATACGGAGATAAAGAATTTGCAATTAAAAAAACGGATGCTGGTGGTGATATTATGCCTGTACTTGTGGATTTTGCTCACGGGAAACCAATGTTTGTAATACATACAGACCATCACGATAGTCAGGCTGGGGTTGAACCTGGCACCGCAACTAATTTTAGACCGTCAAGATCTAACGTTGAAACAATATCACAAGTAGTTTCACCAAAAGAAATTTTTCCTTTTGATGATATTACTTTAATATCAACTGTGGACTCAGCCAATTTCTTGGCCCATAATATTACACAGGAAATGGTAATGAACTATTTGTTTAAATTTGATAAGGATAATAGTTTAAAATCTAACAAAATGTTAATGGGACTTGTCACTAATAAGTTATTGTTGGCACTTAAAAATAAACCAAGATTTTTAGAAAATATTGTATTAGAAGCAAAACCATCTCTTTTAAGTATTTTAAATAATATAAGAGATCAGGTAAAAAAATATGGTTATGCTAGCGAAGTTGAAATGGTTAAAAACCAAGAAGAGTATGTTGAACGAATGAAAACAAGTGAGAATGTTAAATTTGTTGGACCAATAATAGTACAATATGGTGGGGGTAATATGAGAAACCCTGGATCTTATGATAGATACACTCCTTTTAGAAATAATCCAGATAAAGACTTCATAGTACTTGCTTGGGGAATGGGGTTAGTGCAGGCATCTTGTAATCCATTTAAAGGGGATAGGGCATTAAAGGGGGTTGATTTAGGTGAAATGAAAAATGAAGTACTTAGTAAGTTTGAACCACTATTAAAAGGAATGACTATTACGTTTGGTACTTTAAAAAGAGTTTCAGAAATAAAGGCAGAACAAGATTCTGTTGGTTTTACATATAAAGATTTAATTGCAATATATGGGAATCGCCCATCATTTAAAGTACAAGGCGGGGAAAAAACTGTAGACATTATAAAAAACATATCAGAAACCCTTTATAAAAGACTATCAACTAAACAAAAAGAGATGTTGGATAGGATAAGTGTAAATGGTTGGGACGTTGTAATGGCAAACTCAGGAGGACATAAATGTATTACAAACATATCAGGACTTAGTTACTTATTCAGGGATTCTAAAAAAGACGAAACATCAACGTACGACAACCCAAAACTACAAGCAATATCTGATTATACGGGTAATAATACATTTGTGAACGATATAAAAGGTAAATTAAAGAAATATAACTTTTTAACTGATCCTCAAATTAATGCGGCTATTAGACAAATTGAAAAAGAAGGTGGTATACAACCAAAAGAGGATGAAAATAAAATATCCAGCTATGTTGATTTAACTAAAGCAATACAAGACGAGTTTGTTAGTGTTTTAAACCAAAAAATACAAGGACAAACAAATTTGACCGAATCTAAATCAAACAATAAAAAATATTTTGTTGATGAAAGCAAAATTAAAGGTGCAGGTAAAGGGGTTTTTGCGAAAACAGATATTAAAAAAGGAGAAACGATAGGATTACTTCACACAATAAAAAAGTTAGGATCGGAATACGATTTCACAGAACTTGGAAAAATGCATAACCATAACGATAAACCAACGTGTCATAATAAAAAAGTTGGAAATAAAAGATATTTGGTGGCATCAAAAAATCTTAAAAAGGGCGATGAATTAACAACAGATTATACATTACAGCCAGATCTTGAACAACCACAAAAAAATTGGGGGACAATTAAAGAAAATAAAGAAATGAGACCTGAAATTGATGGGTATAGAACATATTCACCATTTAAAAATTTAGAATATATAATTGTTAACGGTGATGGTATTGATTGTAATAATATAGTATACGATTTAGTCTTAATTGGTAACAATGGTAAAGTAAAATTCTGTAAAAAGAATTCTGGAACTTATTTTTTAAAGGGTGCAACAAAAATTGTTGAAATACCATTTAAAAATAACGAAAAATATTCTGACGTTTTTAAATCAAGCGAAACGTTTAATGAATGGTTAAAAGAAAAAATTAAAGAAATTGATGTTAAAAAAGAGATATTGAATGGCTTTTTAATAAAACATTGATATTTATTTCTACAAATCATTTGACAAATCAAAATAACTTACTTAAATTTGTAAAACAATTAGGGAAAGACCTAATGTTAAGTTGAAATATTAACCTTTAAACTGTGGTGAGATGTCAGAAGACAATAACACTGTAGAATCTAAAGAACTTGTAATTTACGGTTACAAAAATTCTGAGGGAAAGATGTTTTGGACATCTAACCTTGAATTTGCGAACATCCGAGCAAATTACTTCGGTACTTTTGATGTCTACGAAGAAAAAAATTAAAAAAGTTCACAAAGTACTTGACAAAACAAAATAAACGTCGTAACTTTGTAAAACAAATCAGGAAAAGACCTGAAACGTTCTTTGAAAAATTAGATTATCCGTTCGGATAAAGTTTCATCAGATTAATTGATGAGTAATTGGAATAGGAATTCCACCTTTAAACGATAAAGATATTGGGCCGTGTATAGTCCATAAAATAAACTACGAAAGTAGGATAAAGTGAATCGGAAGTGTAACCGATTTGCGGTTTGGGTAACCGAACTTGAGTACACAAGCGGGATACCGTATAACCTTTAGTACCGAGGTCAACGATGTAGGGAAAGTGGTTAAACGATTGGGCGATGTGGGTCGTCTGATTGAGGTGGGAACACCAATAGGAATAACCCGTAGGGATATTGCAAAAAATAAGATTATCCGATTTTATTATTGCGTGTTCCAATACGATAGGATACTTAAAACCGAAAGGTATGATAACAAACGGGTGGTGCCGAAATTATCCTTGATAAACTTCTACCAAGGAGTTAATCACGAAGTAATCTTGAAATATGGAGATGGGGACATTTCAAGGAGTAGTTTGGTATTTCGTTGTTCAAAAGATAACGAAGCTGAAAGACGGACCACTACTTCTATCAATCCACGACACAAAAACTTTACAGAAATTAAGTAAAACTAAGAACTATAAAGCAAAAGTGTTCGTCAGGTAATAGTGAAAGGTGACTACATAGTAATGAGCTGTTCATTGCATAGGAAGACCGCAAGTTGACCTATATTCTTACCAAAAACCTCTAACCTCGCAAGGGTCAACTGGGAAGGCATTCTCGGAGAGAGTTGAGTAATGAGAGAGTAACTAGTACCTCAAGGAGTGATTCACCTAAATAATCGTCACTGAGAAGTACCATTCAAAAGATGGTGGATACGAAGGGAAACAATAATCCTTCAAAAGATTCTCACAGAAACGTATAATCTCAGCGTTCTTTTTTAGGTTTAAAATCTTATAAGAAAAAAATTGATGGATGCAGATAATATTTGTATCCATTTTTTTGTGCATTAATTTTTTTTACATATCTTTGATGTATGGTAAACGATGACAAAATAGGAAAAGCAATTTCAGACAAACATATTAAGGCGGTTAAAAAACTAACTAAAAATATGTTAATTACTCCATCACAAAATGATGGGTATTATTTGGACAGTGATCTAAATAACTCAGTTATTAAAATTAAATCAGTTAGAAAGTATTCGCACAGACGTACACAATGGTTAGAAAACAAAGAAAAATATGTATACGAAATTGATGTTATTGTTGATATGAGATCTAAAGGAGAGTATTACTATTACGGAACTAACCATTATTGCCAACGAAACGCTAAAAGATATAACAAATACTATAGAAGTGCCATTTTAGGTGCGGTAACACAAGAACTAAAATATTTTGGAATTGATAACCGTGAAATGAATATTGTTATTTCAAAAATTGAGTACAAAGAAATTTGATAGATTAAAAAAAAATCATTACATTTACATAAATAAAAGATATGGCAACACTAAAACACGTAACGATAGTACACCCGAAGTACGGTGAAGTTTTGAATGAGACATTCATTGATGAAGTACAGTTTAAGATATTCTTAAATATGGTACACTCCTCAATTGAATTGAGTCAGGACTTGACAACTTTCAACGGGAAAGATTTTTTAATCCACGTACCCGTTACAATATTAAAGGAGTGTTTGATTCTTGGTCTAGCAAAGGAGGTATCCATGGCTGAAATGGTAGTTGCGAAATCCAAGTTAGAGGGGTAGTTTCTTTGTTAATCTTTAAAACAAAGTGGTGGCAGATCGGTTCACAGTCCGTGGACGACCCAAAAAAGGTGAGAGAAATCTCACCTTTTTTTATTGATGTGATATTTATTAATATGAATATTAATGAAATCATAAAAAAGGTATTAAGAGAGGAATTTTTAAATGATTCTGTTATCTATGAGGATGTATTCGGATCAGTTGAAGAAGTTAATTTTTTAAATGAAGCGGAATACCAAGGAAGAAAGGTCCAACTTGGAAAAATTATGCAAGGTGACATTAAAAAATTTAAGGTTTATGTTAAAAACGACAAAGGAAAAGTCGTTAAGGTAAATTTTGGTTTTGGTGGAAAATCTGCAAAAGGAAAAAGAATGGTTATTAAAAAGAATAACCCTGAAAGAAGAAGATCATTTAGAGCAAGAATGAATTGTGATAACCCAGGTCCGAGATGGAAACCAAGATATTGGGCTTGTAGAACTTGGTAAATAAAATTAAAAATTAAAAAAAAATGAAAAGTTATAGTAAAATTAGACACATTAAAGAGGCAAACCAAAAAATTGAAGATAATTTTTTAAGTGAGCAAAAAATACTTAATACAGTAAGAGCTGGTCTTGCGGGTGCAGGAACAAACATAAAAACCGCAGCAACAAATGTTTTTGACTCGTCTCAGGATATTGATAAAAGTAGACAACTTGAGGGGTTATTTAAAAAAGTAAAAGTTAGATCTGAATACTTAGATAAACAATTGGATTATTTAACACAAGAATTAACACAACTTCAACAAAAAATGAATGAATTGGGTGCTGCTAAACCTAATTATGCCGATGAAGTTAAAACAGTAACACCTATGATTACAAACTATGTAAACAACATTGCGAATTTGAAAAAAGTAGGTGAAAATTTAAGAAACACTAATATAGAATATGCTGCCGGTGGTGGCCAAGTGGCGAACAAATAATATAAAGTATGGGAAAAATAATGATAACAGAAAAACAATTGGAAGAAATTGTTAGGTCATTGAAAGAGAATCAAGAAGAAGGTTCTTATATGGCAAAACAACAACTATTCACAATTGCAACATTAGCACAAAAAATGTGGGAGATGATGGAAGACGGTGACCAACTTGAAGATTGGATGGAAACCAAAATTGCACAATCAGAACAATCAATCACATCTGTTGTTAAATCATTTATGTATGATAGTGCTGAGGAAAGAATGAAAGGTGGTAATAATTTAAATTTTGATGATTTAATCATCGGGATGTAAATAAAAAAAATAAAAAATAAATAAAATGAAAAGTTACTTAATTACGGAAGAAGAAAAAAATCGCATTTTAAATATGCATAAAAGAAGATCGGCAAATCATTATTTGGCTGAACAACTTACTAGTGGGGACCCAACACCCGACGAATATAAAGATTTGATTGGAAAAACTGTTATATTTAAATATAAAAATACAATTGAAATAACCTCAAAAACTTCTCCAAGTGATGTGTGGTACGACGATACAATTAGAGAGTTAGGACCTGAAGATAGAAAGGTATACGATAACGTAATTAACAGCCCAATCAGAGGTAAAATTACTGCGGTTATTGGGGCGACATCTGATAACTTTGCTATTGTTAAGTTAACTGTTAAAAATATTAGTCCTGAATTAGGTTTTTCATTATTTCGTGAAGAAGATAATATCATATATAGATGTGGAACAAATACTTTTGAAGCTGATATTGAAATTAGTCAGGCTGCGAGTGTAAATGGGCCATTTTTTGAAGATAAAATTGTAAATGTTGGATATACTTGTCCTTCCTTATCACAGTATTTAGAGTCAAAATTACCTTGTGGTAACTTTGATTTTTCTATGAAGGATAATGAAAGATTACCTAATACATTATCTTAAAATAAAATATATTGAAATGAATCCCCCTTTCTTTATTGACTGGGGGATTTTTATTTACTATATTTGTCATATGTATGTAATAGTTAAACACGTTTTAAAACCAAATTCTGTACCTGTAAAGTATCTACCGGTAATTTTGTTGAATAGTGATACTGAGGTTTGGGAATTTGATACCGAAGAAGAGGCTGAAAAAATGAGAGACATATTTCAAGCCAATTCAGATTCTGATCACAAATATCAGGTTAAGAAAATATAATAATATGC